ATTTGTTGTGCTTGTAGTTTCAACAACGTGAAGCGTTTCTGCTGGCGATGCTGTACCTATACCTACCTGACCAGCACCATCTATTCTCATGCGTTCAGTTATATTTCCTCCGTTTTCACGAGTATGAAATGTTAATGCACCTTCTGTATTATTATTGGTATTATTTGCCTTTTCACCCATAATAATTCCCAAATCCATATGAGCATTAGTACTTGTATTATATTCACCTCTAAAGCTAATACCAGATTTTGGTGTTGAGGTTGCTCCAGTTGAACTTTCTACCGATATCTGATATAGCCCAGAATTTTGAGATTCACCAGCACCATAAACAGTTAAAGGAGCGTTCATTAACGTACTGCTTGAAGTACCTATACCTACATTACCAGAAGAGTTAATTCTAATTTTTTCAGCCCAAGTAGAACCATCCCAATTTACAATAGCCAATGCAGATTGATATGTAAGAAATGAATAACCATCAGAGGATACACCTAAAGTTGATAGCGTATCATCGTTTTGCACTCTTACAGTTTGGCTTTCATTTGCTGTTGTTTTTACATGAAGTAAACTTGCTGGACTTGCTGTACCTATACCTACTCTAGCGTTTGACGTATCTACACTTAATACAGCGGTTCCATCTGCTTGAGAAACTTCAAAAAGAGCTGTTGAATTACTTGCCGGTATTATTTCTACCTTGCTTGTTGATATTTTTAATGACGATGCACTACCGCCTGTATCAGCACTCTCTATTGCTTGTAATGATGAGCTTATTCCATCTGCATCATTTACAATAAGTAGCTGGTCATAGCTTGAAGCAATCGTTTGACCTGTTAATTTTGCCATTATACTTTCCCTATTCTATAAATTTTAACCTGTATGCTCTTCCCACTTAACATTGTCTTCTTCCCAATCAAGTTTTGATATATTCCATATAACATCATATACTGACCTTAAAAAATTTAAACCTGTTCTTTTCCAACCTAAAGGCATATTAAGCTTTCAATGCTACTATATTTGTAGCTGTAGTGTTTGCTGCGTTAACAACTGTTGCTCTTACTGGCAATAGCTGACCGCTTGCAACATTTTTAAAAACAATATCTGAACCGCTAGTTGCACAATCTAAACTAATATCTCCACCAACTCCAATGTAAAATGCTTCATAAGTAGCCCCTAAAGAATGGTTAGAACCGCCATGAACCGCTGTAACTGCTAGTGCAGTACCATACAACATTTTTTCTAAAGCCGCTTGTGAAGCTTCTGTTGCTGTTTCAACTGCTTCTGTATCTACTTTAATTGTATCAAGTACCGCATCAATAGTATCTAATACTGCATTGTCTGTAGCGGAAAGATTTGCGGTTACTGTACCATCAACTGTTAAGGCTCCACCGCCATCATCTACACTAACCACACCTGTAGAGTCGTTAGCTAATGTTACTCTCAATGCTCCTGATTCAGCACCGCCCCCTGTAGGAGCATCGGAACCAGCTAAATTAATATTTACATTTGCATAATTAGAATCATCCCAATCATCTAATACAGATAAAGAAGCCGCAATAGCATCTAAGACTGCATTATCAGTACTTCCAAGGTCAACTACACCTATTGTGTTTGAACCAGCTGGAAGTGAGGCAACAACATCAACTTGCATTTCACTACCGCTAATAGCGTTATCTATAATCTCAACCGCTGTTTTAATAGCCCCTGTATCTGCATCTATTGTTGTAAGAAGACCTTCTATTCCATCAACATGACCTATAATTGTGGATTGGTTAGCGGCTGTAGCGGCTCCAGATGGTAATGCACTTGACAAAGCATCTACTTGTAAATGACCATCGGAATCTACAAGAGGAACATAACTCGTACCTCCTGAACCAGTTTTCACCGTATGCGAAAACATTAACATTGAATCTTCAGCTTTATCAGTATGAACCTCAATGTTTATATCGGAACCCTCTGTTTTAAGGGTTACGTTATCAATATCAACTTTTAGAGCATCTTCTGCTGTATTTAAAACTATATTAAAGCTTCCTGAACGGAATACTTGTGTGCATCTGCCATAATTTTCTTCCTCTCTAAGGCTTATGACTACCGTGAACGAGACCGTATCTCGGTAGAATTACTTCTTCTTTTTCTTTTTAAAACTTTTTTTTGCTTGTTTTTTTTCTTCAAAGGGAGCCCAGTCATCTCTTCCCTTAATTCTTGACCATCCTTGGCTTTTTAAAAAATCTTTCTTTTCAGGGTGTTTATTATCCTCAAAAGTTTCTACTCTACCTCGTGATGGATGTTTCCAATATTCCATAATATCTCCAATCTAATGGGGGCAGAATTAACCACCCCCATAATAATAGACTATTAAATGTTAGCTAATGCTACACCTTTAATATTGTCAGAATCGTCTATGATTTTACAGCCATATAACAAATCAGAAACCAGCTTGGTTCCTAATGCGTCTATCGAATATTCACTCTGTACTCTAACTTCTTGCTGTGAAGCAAAAACTGCGGCACTCTTGTGAAAAACTGCTCCAGCGACTGTTCCATCTGTTCCAGAACTTGAAACGGTGTTACTCATATAAACGTCAATTCCGTAAAGTGAGCCAACCATTCCGCTTCTCAAGCCACGATTTCCTTCGCCTACTGCATCATTACGAATAAAGTATTGAGCAATACCGCCTGAAGGATTTAGAATATCTGCAAATAAAGTTGGGTTAACAACCATTGAACATTCTCCATCCATATAAGGAATATCATTTTCACCTAGCGTAGCTAAAACTGATTCAAAAACTCCAGCTGTCAACGTATTGTCAGCAGAAAGGTCTTGAGATTGGTTTAAACCATCTAGTTCAGCCCAAATATCTGCATCAACTTGACGAGCAAGAGCTTCGCCCATCATGCGACTATATTTAGCTACTAAATCAGCTTCACTTTGAATTAAAGCTATGTCTTCAAATAACTTTGCGACATACTTATGTTTATTAAGTGCCAACTGAGTAGTAGTAGTTGCTGTTGCATCATACGCTACGTCTGCACCAGCAGATTTTGCTGTAGCAGTAATAATGCTCATTTCTGGTACATTAATAGCATCTCCATAACCCTTGCCAGAAACAAGAGCTGAATAATCATCAACTAAACCACGAAAAACAGTTTTTCTATCAAAATATTTATAAATTCCATCCGCCCAAATTTCAGGAATGAAATGTTGTTCAGTAGTAACCGTTGCGGCACTACCATCATAATGTGTTGCCATTATATTCTCCTAAATTTATTTTCTCATATAAGTCTGCAAAACCCTATTCCAGTTCTTACGCCTTTCATCGTCTGGCATATTTACCCAATCCTTTGGAGTTTCCCCCTCGTTGATTGCACCGGGAACATCAGGAACGTTCTTACGTTGTTCCTTTGATAGTTTTGCGACTAGCATTTCCAATTGTATAAGAGGAAGGTCTCCGAATGCCTTTTTATCTTCATCAGATAATTCTGAGACTAGCATATCTCTACGCAATCCTTGGTATTCGCTCTTATCTTTATTATCTTGAGAAAGTTTTTCTATAGCTTTATCTTTTTCAACAAGCAACTCCTGATACTTACCTTCTTCTTGGAGCTTTTTCTGTCTTACAGATTCTTGTTCTTTTACAAGACCATCAAACTTATCCTCAAGTTCCCTATATTTATCATTAACCTCACTAAATCTGCTATAAGGAACAGAATTATTAGGCACATTTTCTGTAGCTTCTGTGCTATCTTGTTTTACGTCTTCGTTGACTACAGGTTTTACAACTTCCTGTTGTTGATTATCCATTTTACCTCCGTATGAGTTTTATTATTATTTTGAATTGCCAAAATATTTGGTTAAAACTTAAATTAGTAATTAATATTTCTGCAATCATAAATTAAAAACAATTATTGAATACAGTAGAAACACACGATTTTAAGAGAAAATGGTTTAAGTACATCGGCTATAATCCACACGATGGGCAAAAAAGATTACATTTTCCAAATAAGGATTCCGCATCGTTTTTTGTGAACATCTGCGGAAGAAGATATGGCAAGACAACAGCCGCATTTCGTGAAGCAGAGTTTATAGCGGCACAACCAGATAAAAAAGTTTGGTTAGTTGGTTTGTCATATAAGAAATCTCGGTTGATGTTCCGAGAAGTTTGGCAAGATATGGTCGTAGGACACGAAAATGATATTGCAAGTGCAAGTGAAAAAGAACAGTTTATTAAATTTAAATGGGGCTCTGTAGTGGAGGGAATGTCGGCGGATAATCCTTCAAGTTTGGTTGGTGAAGGTTTAGACTTATTGATTGTGGATGAAGCCGCCAAGATGCCACGCAGAGTATGGGATATGTATCTCTCACCAACTTTGTCCGATAGAAAAGGGAAAGCGATATTCATAACCACGCCACAGGGCTATAACTGGGTGTATGATTTGTACTTGCTCGGAAAAACTGACCCTAAGTGGTACTCTCTCCA